GCTTCACCCAAAAGTCGCCTGCATTGACAAATTCACTTTCCATCAATGTTACCGTGAAATCCCTTAAATCCTGAGCACTGATCTGCCCTGTGACATTATCTGCAAACAAGGCGAGAATTTGAGCTCGTGTTCTTTGAGTATCAGCCATTTTAAATACCTCCTAAACTGGCCTACGAAATGTAGTATCAAACGCGGTTGATTCAAATTCACCGCCATTATATCGATCATATGATAGACAAAATCCACCATTGAACGCCCCTATTAAATAAGATCCGTCATAGTTTCCAACTGCGGTAAAGGCACTTGAAAACTCTGATTGATACTCCTCAATTGGAATAGTTGCATCATTGATAGGCATCGCATTAAAGCCCCAATGAAATGCTCTTGAATATGCAACATTATAAAAGTCATAAAGTGCCGTTGTATGCCCGGGCTTAATCCCGTTGATTGTTTCAATCAAAACGTCCAGACTTCTAGTCAACCGCGCTACATAGGTTATATCAAGTAGCGATGTACTCTTAAACTCCATATCAGCAAATTCAAACGAAAAGGCACCTAGTTGAGCGTTGATGTCTGTATTTACTTTCCAAAAAAATATATTTATCTGATCCCCGCAAGGATCACCTGAAACTGCAACTCCAGCCCAACATGGTTGAAACTCTTCGATAGAAACTAAGTACATTATGTTATCAGCAACCTGGACGAAATAACTCCCGTCTTGCTGGCCCCGTGCAACCAGTTTAGCAGTAACTAATTCACGTCTCGCGGCAAGTTGAGTTGTGCCGTCCCACTTGATGCCGTAGTCCGCTTCATGCGCTGCAATCAATTCATTTGTAGTTGATGAATACACTTCTAATAAAAAATCATCAGCGCGGGAGTCAACCCTTGCGAACTCTTCCGCGTACGCATACAATAACTGATCGAGCCATGAGTCAATCTCACGAGTTAAAGCCCGCCCGCGAGGGAGCAAGCTTTTAAGCATCTCTTTATAATTGAGCGCTGAATGTGCCATATGTTAATATGTGCTCCATGTGATTGTACCAAGTACAGGGATCTCATTTATTGCAGTTGCTATGTCAATCACGGGAGAATTGACTCTATGTGCAACTTCGAGCGCACTGCTGGAAATAGCCGCTGAAACGTCCGATAAATAGATAGTGACTCCCGGCCCCCCGCGCTCTGTGATTAAATCACTTATCTTGCTTTCAATATCTGCTTGCGTAGTCAAATTATTTGGAGTAATAGAAATACTAAAATCCAAGCTTTTCAAAGATACATCAATTACAAAAAACCCTGGTTCAGCAGTTACCGGAATACCTACATTAAGGCCGGTCAATTGGTCAACGTGTTCTAAAATATAATCTCTGACTTCTTCTCGCTCGGTCGCATCTGGAATGATACTGCTATCGTTATCACGAACAACGGCAAGTCCTAAAGTGCCGTGTCCCATATACTGAGGGAATACCCATGCACGAGTTACGCCCGCAACTTCAAGCGCCCAATTTACATAATCAAACTCCGCCCCCCCATGCGGAGGCCGTCTTTTTCTATCAAGAATCCGACCACGCAGATCATCGTCTGACTCGATGTCAACCCCGCCATCAATTCCAGCCCCGTCAACGGTTAAGGTTGTGCCTACTCCCGCCACGGGAGTTACAAAAATTAGTGATATACTAGGGGAATCGTTACCGGCGTCTCCTGCTAATAATGCGGTAAAGTCTGCGGCATAAACACCCCCACTTACTGTCACTTCTTCATCAATGGTATACACCTGGCCAGCATTTGAAACTAGTTGAGTATCGGCAGGAATTGAAACACCGTTGGTCCCTGTGCCCGCTCCTGACCCCGTCGCATTGACCGCTGGTTTTCTAGCTATTCCAAACTCGTTCCCGATCTTTTCTAAATATTCAGAGTCCGCCGTGGTCGCAAAGGGCTGATCTTTTATATAGCTTAAATATCCATAAACCAAATGAACAGCGGCCCCGTACACGCGCGCGAGTATCTTTAATATTGATCGGCGTAGTAAACTCTGTGCGTTATCGATCCGACTTTTATAATCGGATTCTATTCTTGTTACTATTTCGCTTAATGTAGGTCTAGCAAATGGCATATTTTAACCTCATGCAAACTGAGCGTCCCAGACATCATTGTATTTTATTACTTCTGTGTTTCCGTCTTTTTTAAGTATCTCTACTTTCAAAGCTAGTCTATCATTTCCAGCAATCCCATACCGTTCTACAGTTACATTTATATCTGCGCAAACTCCGTCATCTAACATCCATTGTAAGGCTTCTTCCGCATATATCTTACAATTGTTAATTGTTTCTTGTGTTGTCTTTGATCTATCTAATAACCATAACCGCGATCCGATTTGATCCCCGTTAGTATCAGCGTCGAGTCTATCACCCCACCACCCTCTCAAATCATTGGGATCATCAAGTGGGTCCGACGAGTCAGCGCGTCTATCAATAAACAAGCTTAATAAAACAGCGGTTGAAAGGCCCTCTTCTCGAATAAGGTCCTCATCCTGAAATTTTATATCACCCTCTTGATATAAATCGTCCCATAATATTTTAATATCACTAGCCATAATTAGCTCACTTTAACTTCTGTACTTGAATACGCTGTTTGTATTGGCTTAATCAGCGGAACTGTTGGCGCCGATGTTGGGGCACCCGGTGCAGCGCTTGTGTGAACATGACTATTATGCCCGTCGATAAGTCCATCAATTTCAGTCTTCAACTTGCTAGCAAGTACAGCAAATTCTAATGTTCCGCCCGCAGTAACATGAACCTCTTTACCAGATTTAATGATAATACTCTTATCAGTTTTTAAAGTTATTCGGCTGTCATTATGGTCATATATACATACCTCACCCTCGGCTAGGTCAGTTGGTCGATATTCTCGATCATTAACAATGATAGTCACGCCATTATCGCGGCTTCCATTGACAAATAAATTAACCGTCTCCGCGCTTCCGACTTTTGGATAGCAGGTAAAGCCATAATTTTGTACATACTCCATATCGGTTATCGTTTCGTCTTTCAATCCGGATACCTGGACGAGCATTGTCCCCTCTGATGCCTTGACAGCTTTTAACACAGCACGCCCGATCAATAAAAATATTTTATTTTTCAGCGGTGCCAGTAATCTATTTAATAATGCTCCGTCCATTATGCGTCAAATCCTGCTTTGATGTTTATGTCTGCGGTTGATCCGCTATAAGTATCTTTATCAACACATGTTAATTCTGCCGATTGTCCGCCGTTTATCGACATTGACACTTCAACAGTTGAGATCAGCAAAGTCGAGTTTATATTTAACGCCGTGTCCTGAATCTTTACTAATTTATTTATATCCCAGAGGGACCCATCCCGCTGTATGATATTTGTATCATATACTAAAAATCTTGAATTCCCCGCGCGTATACGGGCCTCATATACCGCCCGGCTTTGACACCCACCCATGGTTGTAGGCCTCTCTGAAAATATAGTCAATGACCTCGCTCGTTTTATTGCGCTGTCAGTAGTGGTCCCCGACGGTGAAATAAAATCAGTCAATCCCTTTTGTAGTGTACCGTTCCCGACTCCTTTCACTTTATATGTTTTATACCGATCCGCGTCAGACTGATATAAAAAACCAGAATTGACATTCTTTGAATTAACAATCGCATCTTTTGACAGCGCTGTTGTAGTTGCTTTTAAAACTGTAAGCTTCCCGTCTCCAATGTCAGTCGCAAGAATCCCATTGTCTGCGCAAAGGTCGTTTATCAATTCATATATAAACATACCGTCGGAGGCTTTAAAATTATCAACCGGCTTAGAAACTATTGACGAAACTGACGCATCAAACGTAACCGAAACTCCTAGCGGTTTACAAAGATTTTCAATAACAGCCTTAACCGTAGTTTTTTTCCATTCGGCCTGTACTTCTGTAAAAGAACAATCGACTAAATCCGCCGTTTTTCCACGCCCCTTAAACTGTATAAAATTTTCTTTTGCATTATAACCGGGGATTATTGTATCAATATACCCAATGCAAAAGATTTTTTTATTGACCATTACTTTGCATTCATCACCAATTTTAATCTTCCATTTAGAAAATCTTCCCCGTGAAAAATCAGAAGTAGAAAAGGCAAAAGAACACGCCATATCATTCATGCTCTTTCTAGCAACAAAAGAATTCCACCCAACAAAATTATTGTCAAAAATTTTTAGACTAACTGGAATACTTACTATAGTTTTCTGTTTGTCTGCTAATCCTAATGGATTTAAATTCATATTAGCTTTCCAATATTTCTAAAGTATCGCCCGACGGTAAAAATCCCGGATGCCTCGCTATTTTAACATTCCTCTCATAAATTTCCTGCTCCCGGTCGGTATCCTCATATACATCATAAGCAATATTTAACGTAGTAACTACCCCGTTCGGCACCTGGTAGTTGACAACTCGTTTTAATTCTGCTCCCTTTGATATGAGAGATGCAAATAATAAGGATCGTAAATCCTCAACCGCTATAAACATATCATTTGTATCAAGGGTCGTCTGCTCACCGAGTCTTAAAAGAAGTGCTTCAATTGCATCTGCTAATTTATTTAAAACGTAAAACATTCGCCCTTTATCTTTGTATTCAATTCTAATAGCCACTTCCGCCGCTAACGATATAAGCATCAATTTAATGATATCTATCAATAGGGCCCTGTTATCTACTTGGCCGTCTGTTATCGTTGGAAGATCCGACTCATCAAAGTCCTGAGCTGCGATCAGTTGATCAATTGTACTAACTCCGAGCTGATCGGGTATTGTCTCACCGTCAAGTGTACGGCTTGCAGATTGTTCCTCACCGTCAAGTGTACGGCTTGCAGATTGTTCCTCACCTGAACACCCGCCGATAATACCCCCCTGAACAACTTCCCCTGCCAATCCGACTACGTGTCTAAAGCCCCCCACTGCATCATTCATCGTATTAAACAGGTCGCACGGTGAACTCAACACACTGTCAATCAATGCCAGTGCGGCTGTCATAACTCCGAGTGCTGTTTGAACCGTCGATGATATGACGCCATTAACGCGGGTTACTGATTGCTGCATTTTCTGAATAGCAAACGTAGCAACTCCGCCCAGTCCATCGACAAATGATTGCGTCCGATCAAATGCTTTAAAGAACCCATCGGAGGCCCTACTAACCGTCCGTCTCGCGCGGGTCGTTACGGATGATATAAAATCCATAATGTCAACTGGGAATAATTCGGCGGTTTCTAAATAGAATGTTATACTGAATCGAGCGATCCCGCCCTCTTCAAAGGATTCAGATACCGAATAGGCGCCCGCATGACATTTAAGCGCGCCATAAAACGGATGAACCAACATGGCGCCGTCTTTTCTAAATTTATTCAGGGCCTTAATTAAATCATCGCGCTCTAAAAAATAATTAAATGCGTTTGTAGGACTTTGAACAATGTATGCTTCAATTTCAAATTTAGGCAAAACGGGACCTAAATCATAGGTGATTGTCCTTTCTTCCTTTGGCGTATTATTCGCGGAGCGTTCCTGCTCATATATTCTACGCCCCCCTGCAGTCTTTGCGGATAATACCTGAAAATCCACACCGTCAAAAGACGCAGGCATTAATTCTGATCTCCATGACATATATTAACCCCACACACCCGAAGTCTTCATGTTAACTTTTATCCGTCCTGTACGTTGATCAAGGCTAGCCCCGCCGCTGCCTTTTTGTTGAACTTTATCCACTTTTGCCTCTGACCCGTCTTTTGCTGATACTGAAATATTTATGTCAGTTTGCATTGTAGACTTTTTTGCCCCTGCAATACTTTTGCCAATATCAAAAGAGGGGGAAGATTTTCTTTGACCCTGTATTTTTGTTTCTTCCCCTAAGCCTAAATCTGGCATTGCAATACTTTTGCCAATATCAAAAGATGCGCCCGGCTTCCTTGCTATCCGTCTACTTGCCGCGTCTCCTAAGCCTAAATCGGGCATCGCAACTCTATTTTCCATAGAGGCAACACGCGTCATTGTTCCTTCCCCAAACTTCGCGTTCATAAATCCAGCGACTGCATCCCAGGCTGAAATTGCCCCCTGTCTGACTTCCTCAAAATTAAATATCAATTCATAAAGTGCGTATGAAAGGGCGGCTATTCCGAGCACTATCCATGTCAAAGGATTCGCCCATAGTGCTGCATTGAATAACAGCGTCACGTCCCGCGCGTCTTTTATGATGCTTATAAGGGATCCCATAACTTTTAGAACGGGGCCGATCGCCGCAATTATCATTGCCGTTGTTATTAAAAAATCCTTTGTAGACTCGTCGAGCCCGTCAAACCATTCAAGCGCGCTACTTAACTTTTCTGTGAGCTTCACCAATATGGGCAGCAACTTTCCACCGATTACTTCCATAGTATTATTAAGTTGATTCATGAACTGTTGCATAGGTCCGAGACCCGCTTTTGCCGCCGCCTCAGCCGTCCCGCCGTATTGCTTTTCGAGTTCGGCTAATATGACTCTCTGTGCCTCCGCCCTCTTGCCAGTCTCCCATAAAGTTTTTATAACTTTTTTCTGATCATCTGAAAACTGAATACCAGACCGGGAGAGCGCCCCAAGGTTGGATACTGGGTCATTCAGAGCTTTCCCAAGCATTATCGCGGTCCCGGTTAGATCCTTCGTCCCGCCACTTGTCATTGATATTTTTGTTGCAACGTCAAGCGCCGCTTGCTGAGTCCTGTCAAATTCCTTTCCCGCAATATTCGTAAATGTTAGAAGTTGCGCAGTGGCCCCCGCTAATATTTCATCGTCCCCAAATAAAGTCTTTTTCTCCATTTGAGTAGCGAGCTTAGTGAGATCCTCAACGGTCTTTCCCGCTGCGCTACCTGTAGAGATAATACCTTGACGGACGCCCGCAATAGCTTTTTCTGACTGATCAAATGCACGGACGGCAAGAGTAGCAAAGCCGACCAGCGGGAGTGTAACACGAGTAGAAAGTGTATTACCCCACTGATTCATTTTCTCGCCAGCACGGCCCATCTGCGCGCCAAGTCCACCAAGTCCAGCTCCGACTTTTTTAAGCGGGCCAGTAGCTTCATCAAAGACTTTGATAATCGCGCTTATTGTATATTTATCACTCGCCATTTTCCATCCATTCGCCGACTTTTTCGCATCCATTAACCCAAAAACTCAACTCGTCCATTGTCATGTTCATAATACTTTCAGGCGGAAAGTAAAAGGCCGCCGCTATTCCCCAGACTAACTCTTTCCAGTTTCTGGGGATCGTCCGAAAAAACCGTCTAATTCCTTACAGATCACGTCTAAATCTTCAATGTCAATTTCACCGACAGCATCTGCATCAATCCCGCATATGGCGGCAATTAACGGCATAACCATTTTGGCACGGCCCATACCGCCCGCATTTTCCATGTCGTCAGGTAATAGTTTTAAGTGTTTTACTTTGAGACGACCAATAAATAATTTATTAGTCTCAATGTCTGCGCCGCTATCAGCTTTTATTGTGATAGGGTGTTTGAGGATTATTGTCTTTTTCTCTTCCATTACTTTTGGCTCCGTTATTGTAACCGTAGTTACGCTATTTTGAATAATAGGGGACGGAGAAAACTCCGCTCTGTTTTTATTTCGGTTTTTCCGTCCCATCGATTAACGTCCTTATTGTGTAGA